CATTTTTTGGCCTGCCGCTTGCAACTCTGCAAGAATTGCAGGGCGACTTTACGGCTTGCCTCAAGGCAATCGCCGTTGCAGGCGCGTCGTATAGCATCGCGGGGCGCTCGTTTACTCGCGCTAATCTTGCCGAGGTCGCGCAGACCATCAAGGAATTGCAATCGGCTATTGACAACGCGTCTGGTTCTCGTATAAGAAGGTTCACGCCGACGTTCCCAACCCAGCGCCCATAAATGCAAGACCTAATTACAAAAGCCCTTTCGTTTGTCTCGCCCAAGGCCGCGCTGGATCGGATGGTCAACCAAGCGAAGCTACGCAATTTCGGGCGCTTTGACTCAGCATTGACGAGTGAAAAGCGCGGAATCTCGCGTGGAGTTAGCGGTGGAGAAGATACCGCAGGAACTCGCGAACGCTTCGCTCTTATTCGAGCCGCTCGCGATCTTGCCGACAATTTTCCGCCTGTCCGTTCTCTCCTTCTTAAATTTGCAACCTACGTTTCCGGTCGCATCGCATATCAGGCACGCACCGGCGACCACGATGTTGATACGAAGATCGAAAAATACTGGCAGAAGTGGTGCAACGAATGTGACTTTCTAGGCCGCCACAATTTTACCACATTGCTTCAGCTCGCTGTGACGGCAATGCTGCGCGATGGCGATTGTGGATTCATCATCGTCCGCGACGGCGAAGACCTAAAGTTGCAAAGCGTCGAAGCCGACCGCATCGGATCGCCTTATGACAGAACAGATACCGACAAATACATTGGCGGCATCAACGTAGACGATTATGGAAGACCCGTTTCATATACTATTTTCACGCGTACTATCAATAACCAGTATGTTTCTCCTGTTGATATTGTTGCAAAAGAGTTTATCCACCTATTCGACGCAGCGCGACTTGACGAATATCGTGGGCGGTCTGCTTTCGCTACTGCGTTAAACGCAACCCGCGATCTTCAAGAAGCAATAAAAGCCGAAGTGCAGGCGATCAAATACGCTTCGTATCAGTCCGGCGTGATAACGACCGAATCAGGCGCCGCAGACGCTGGCGACTACTTCGCACGCGGCAACTCAAACGATCAAGGCCAAGTCGCACGCTTGCAATCTCTCGATCCTGGCACGGTCAATTATCTGACCGCCGGAGAGAAAATGGAGATGTTCAAGAGCGACCGTCCGACGGGCGCATTCGGAGAATTTATCCGACTCATCCAAGCCCATATTTGCATGGCTGTCGGGCTTCCCTACGGCTTCGCATTCGATGCCGACAAGAGCGGGCCTATGGCGCGCATGGAAGCGGCAATGGCCGAGCGCACGTTCTTGCGCTGGCGTGGACTGCTAGAAGGGAAATTCCTCGACAGGATAAAAAATATTATCTTGCTAGACGCAGCCGCACGCGGACTCATTCCGGATTCCGAGTTTCTTCTCGATGGCCGCTGGTGCTGGCCTGCAAAAGTTTCGATCGACTACGGTCGCGAAGCTAACGCCGACATCTCGCTTTGGAAAGCTGGATTGAAGACAGCAGGACAGATTTACAGCGACATGGGAGAGGATTACGAAGAAGCACTTCGCGCACGGGCGAAGGAAAGCGCAATGATCGTATCGCTCGCAAACGAGATGGACATTCCTGCGGAATACATTTCGGACTCTATCATTCCCATTCAAGCCGCCGCGCCTATTGCAGCGCCTATCGTGCAAGAAGAGCCAAAGCCAGAACCAGAGCCAGAACAAGCCAAGCAAGTTGATCTCGCAGACGAGAACAAGCCAAGCAAAGGAATGGTCGAAGAGGCGCTCAAGGGCTTGAAGTGGCGCGAAGAATACAACCGAGGCGGAACCGCCGTAGGCGTTGCACGCGCTCGCGATATCAGCAACGGCAAGAACTTGTCGGATGATACCGTTAAAAGAATGCACTCATACTTTTCACGGCATGAAGTTGATAAAAAGGGACAGGGTTTTCAACAAGGGGAAGACGGCTTTCCATCCGCCGGACGCATCGCCTGGGCATTGTGGGGCGGAGACGCAGGGCAGACTTGGGCCGCTGATAAAGTCAAAGGAATGAATGCATCCGCACCGGAAACCAAGAAGGTCACGCTCGCCGTTCGCGATTCTTTCGGACGTATCACAGCACTTGAGGCAAAACACGAACTCGTTATGCCGACTCCAGAAAAAGACGAAGAGCAAGAGGACTTCATAGGCCGCTGCATGGTGAGCGGAACGATGACGAGCGAATATCCAGACGAGAGCCAGCGCGTTGCCGTTTGCTCCGCACAATGGGAGAAAAAATAAATGATCACACAAGGAATTGCACTTGAAGCAAAGCGCGCGCTGATCTCAGGCGTTCACCAACCTGGAGACGACTACCGCATCGCATTCTATTCGGCAGCGGCCAAGGTCGGGCCACAAACGAAAGCCTATGTACCCGAAGGCGAGATCAAGGGCAAAGGCTACAAGGCTGGCGGCGTCAAGCTCAAAGGATTCAAAACCGGAAGCATCGGCAAGAATGCATTTATGACGTTCGATGATGTTGAACTAAAGAACGCAACATTCAGCGTATCGGGCGCGATGGTCTACAATGCGAGCAAGGGTAACGCAACCTTGTGCGTTCTCAACCTCGGCGGAGAGCGCCACGTATTCGACGGCGCATTTGAACTCAAATTCCCGAAGCCAACCGAAAACAACGCATTGATTCTACTCGCATAAATATGAAACCGACCAACCCAATTATCATCGACGGAGAAACCTACGATCTTTATACGATGACGCTTACAACAGCGAGCCGCTACAACTCGCCAGATCAACAGGACGCAAGTGTTGTATTGACTCTAACTCCAACACGATTCAATGGGGATCAGATCGAGCAGTCGCAAGAAAACAATCGCACGGTTTTATTCGGTTCTCTCGCAGTCGCGAGCCAACCAGCAATAGTCGCCGTCGATGAAGTTTCAGCCGCAATTCAAAAATTCATTTACGCAGAAGGGCTTTAAAATATGGCCGTCATAAAAGCTCAAGCATCTGGGAACTGGAGCGCAGTCGGAACATGGAGTGGCGGCGTAGTTCCATCATTGAATGATACGGTTTACGCGAACGGATTCACAGTCGCACTTGATCAATCCATCGACTTGACAGGCTCAATCGTGGATACATCTGGCTCGTTTATTCCGGGACAAATCTACATGGTCGTTTCGCTTGGAACGACCAACTTTGCATTGACGGCAAACTGCATTGCTCCAGGAACAAATGCAGGAACTCCGGTCGCGATCCCCTCAGTAGTCGGTCAGATTTTCCAAGCCGTCAACGCAGGAACAGCTACAACAGGCACGGCTCGCCGCATGGGAGCTTTGTTGAACTACGTCAACACGCCGCTGACTATTGCAACGGGCGGCGGATTCACACTAGCGGCAAACTGGAATATCACGGGTGCATACATCCAAGCAGGCTCCGCAAATTGCTTGACCGTTTCCGCAGCCGCAAGCTCGACCCTTGCTGGTTGCCGTGCAACAGGCTCGGCATTTAACTTGTCGACTCGTGCTATTGCATTTTCATCAAGCGGCATATTGACTCTCAACGGCATCGTTGCAATCGGCGGCAGGGTAGTTGGGACAACCCCCGCAAACGGAGCGCACGCCATCGAATCTACGTCAGCGGTAGGAACTATAGATATTACAAATGCAAGCACCTTGACGGGAGGGAATCAAACCCACACCTACGGCCTAAGCAACGCCAGCACAGGAACGATCACAATCACATCCAGCACGGTAACTGGCGGGGGTGGAGGCTCTTCCTTCGGCCTAAGCAACGCCAGTACAGGAACGGTCACAATCACCTCTAGCACAATCACAGGCGGGTTTAGCGGGAATAATCCCAACGGCATAAACAACGCCAGCTCAGGAACAATCACAATCACATCCAGCACGGTAACCGGTGGGAGTGGAGGCTCCCTCCCCTACGGCATAAACAACGCCAGCTCAGGAACGATCACAATCACATCCAGCACGGTAACTGGCGGGAGTGGCACCAGCTCCTACGGCCTAAGCAACGCCAGCACAGGAACGATCACCGTTACTTCCAGCACACTAACGGGCGGAAGCGGCACAAACGCCTACGGTCTCAGCAATGCCAGCTCAGGAACAATCGTATCGACAGGCGACATCACCGCGACCAACTCCGCGAGTGCATTATCATCAGACAGCACCGCAGCCAGCGTCAAAGTTAGCGGATCGCTCATCGGTAGCGCAAACGGAATATCTGCCATATATGCGTCCAAATATCTCATCGACCCAACTCCGACCACGGCCAAATTCCGGCAAGGCAAAAACGGATCAACAACATACAGCGATTTTTTCACCGCCGACAACAGTTTCGGACAAGCCGCCATCACAGACGTTCGCTTTGGAACCGTCTACGCAAGTGGAGCACTTACTGGCGTTGCATATATTCCATCGGCGGGATCGGTTGCGCTCGGAGTCCCCGTAGATGCGACAACAGGAACGGCAACGCTCACCGCTCAAAATGTGCGTGACGCAATAGGCCTCGCCACCGCAAACCTCGACACTCAGCTCGCCGCGATACCAACAGCGGCAGGGAATGCAAGCGCCGTCAGAACAGAACTCGCGCCGGAGCTTGCGCAAGTAACAGAGATCCACGCGATCCACGGACTCGACATCGCAAATGCGCTAACGGTCACGCCAACGTTACGTTCGGCTGGAGCGATCACGCAAGCGATCACCGGCGATGGAACAACAAGCACGATAGTCACGCGAGTCTAGGCATATGCTAGCTTCCCTGCTCATCGCAACGCAGGGCTTACTTCCAAGCCCAACGCCGCTCTCAATCGGCGTGCAGGGTTTGCTCGGCGCGCAGATCATCCCGCCAGTTCCTATCGCTCCGACCGATCTGCCTGGCGGTGGCGGAAGGCGTGACGAGCGAAGGGTAACGCTCTACGCTCTCGGCAACCGACTGCGATATTCGGTCGGCAGCGTCGATATAAGCGCAGGCACGCGGATAAATGTAACAGGGAGCGCGTTTAATTCTCGCGCGTCTGACGCTGCGCTTTCTATAAGCGCAAGCGCGACGGCAAAAGGCAACCGCAACCATACCGGCACGGGTCGCGCTGGCGTCTCGATCTCGTCCACATTCGACGTTGTCGGATGCGAAGAAGAGAACGAACTTGAAGTTTATTTGATGGCTCAAGCGGCGATGGAATTGATGGATAGCATTTGACATTTGCGCCCTCGCATGGATGTCATCGAAGGCGTATCAATAATTTCAATCGGCGAAGCGAAAGGCCACGGGCTATACGTTGACGAGCAGACTTTGATGGAAGTCAAAGAGTGCGCGGAGTCATACAAGGGTGGCGTGAAGGTCAACCTCGACCACGGCGCAGGCATTAAGGATATTGTCGGATTCGTAAACAATTTCCGCATCGTCGGATCGCAACTCTTGGGCGATCTCAACCTTCTCCAAACATCGCCCATGCGCGATTACGTCTTGGAGATTTCAAACAAACTCCCCGACACGTTCGGTATCAGCATCGCTTTCAGCGGCCCGATTCGCGAAGTGAACGGGATGGACTTCGCAAGCTGCACGGAGCTATACAGCGCCGATCTCGTGCAAACACCAGCCGCAAATGCGACCGGGCTTTTCAGTTTCACAGCCAAGCAAGTTGACAAATTTTTCAAACAAATGG